GCCTATGATGAGTACCGATACAGGTGCTAAATTACCAATTTTCCCATTCCCAATGGCTATGGTTGTTGAACTAGCCAAGACTGTAGACGCAGTGAGAATTCCAATTGATACTTTAAACAGAGAAATGTTCAAGAATGGATTTGAAATCAAAGAACGATTCAAATACAAATGTCAGGACTGTTCAAAACAATTTGAATATCCACCTCATGAGAAAAAGAAAGAAACTATATCAGTAGATGAGATGCCTAATTCAGATGTTCAAGATTTAAAAGACGACCCACTCATGTGTGATACATGTGGGGGAAATAACATAGTAAAACCAGACCCAGCAAACAGAAAAAGACTAGAAGACCTAATGACAAAACCAATCAATGGAAACGAGCAGACATTAGAAGAACTATCTAGACAACTAGAACAAGACCTTGAAATATTCGACATGGCATTTATGCTTACTTCCCCTAAATATAAAATCAATGATGATACTGGAAAATCTAAAGTTAAAGAGTATACTGAATATATCAGAATAGACCCACCTAGCATTGCATTCATTGTTGACGCTGATGGTAGATTAGGTTATACTGATACTGGTGCTCAAGTTATGGTTTGCCCTGACCCTGCCCACCGAAAAGAAAATCTCATGTATACCAAAGATGGTGAAGAGGCAAGATGTCACATCTGTAATGCAATTGGATTACCTGCATGGTTCGAAGTTAACACAGTTTATGGACTCGGTGTTCCTACACCAAAAAGAGTTGTTTATGCTAAAGGAGAAATCATATGGAAAGTTGGAAAATACTCACCGGGATTACTTTATGGTTATTCACCAATTTATACCATCTGGTCAAAGGCAATGGCTTTGTCTCACATGGATGAATACATTAGAAAATATTTCGACAAGATGAGACCTCCAAGAGGAATGCTTATTCTATCTTCAAGAAATTATGAAACTTTCAGAAAATCATGGGATGTATTACAACAAAAAGCATTAGAAGACCCATATTCTATACAACCACTGTTAGTAGAAAATGATAAAGGAGCACAAGGTAAGATGGCTGAATGGCTTGACTTTACTGGCTCACTAAAGGAATTAGAGTTTACAGTTATTAGAAGAGAACTCAGAATGATTATCGGTGCATTGTATGGTGTCCTTCCACTTTACTTCGGTGAACTTCCTACTGGTTGGTCACAAGAAGGACTGCAAGTTACAATCACAAACCGTGCTGTCAAATGGGGTCAAGATATTTTATACAAATCATTCTTTAGAAAAATCGCTGACCATTTGGGTATTGACGATTGGGATATCAAACTTAACGAAGGTGAAGAAACTGACAAACTCAGAGACCTACAGATTGAAGGTGTTGAAATTGAAAACATGAAAGCCTATCAAGAACTAGGATTCGAAGTTACCAGAACACCAACTGGAAAATTCGAAGTTTCACAAGAACCTGTGGTTACTTTACAAGACCAATTCAATCAACAGAATAAACAGCCGGGTGAAGAGAATCAGGATACAGTTTTAAAGCCGGGTGAACGTGGTAGAGGCAGTGCTGCTCCAAAAGAAGAACAGCAACGTATGCAAGGTGCTCCCGGAAGAAAGAGAACTGGAACTGAGGGTGGTAATCAAGGTGACCCAAGAGGAGCAGGTAGAGCAGGAGGTATCAGAAAGAATTTCCCTAATGGAATTACACCAAACAATTACGAATTAGTTAAAACCACATTACAGACTTCACTTGATTTCGGTTGGAAGAAAACCAAGACAGTAGACGAATTAAGAAAGGTAACAAAGATGACAGTAAGAGACGCAAGAGAACTTGTAGATAATGAGTTTGATTCATTTAACAGATGGGAGAATGATAATGAAGAAACATCTTAACTGTGAAGAGAACTGTACCCATACCAAAAAGGTAAAAAGAAATATGGGAAAGAAAAAATCACCACTTGTAACAAAAACAATGGAAGCACAAGGAAAAATTAGAACAGTTAATTTAACAGAAAAACCAAAAATGATACAATCATTACCAGATGATATTATTACAGGTTCAGATAATACAGTAACCGTAGAACTTAACAAAGACGAAACATTGTCAACAAATTCATGGATGAATATTGCTTCAACAATGGTAGGTATACCATCAAATGTAACTAAACATAAAATACTTGAAGAGATTGACAGAATCTTTGGAGCAATCACACTTTCTGACAATGTCGATGCACATACAGAATCGGTGTACATAATTGATGAGTGCTTAAGAAAACTAACCATTCTAAAGAGGGATAAAGAAATTGCCTGAATGTAAAGACGGTGAGTGCAGTTTGCTACCATGTGACTGTTCATGTCATCAATCTACTAGAGATGATTACGAATGTAATATGTGTGGGTGTAAACAGATTGGGTAATGATAGAAAAATCTCCGGTGGAGAACATAACGCTAACGAGAATCAACAGAGACTATGGAAAGCACACCAATCAAATGAATACCTACACGTAAACGATGATAATGAAGCAGTATGTTTTGGTTGTTTTACTAAAGCAGCTTGTGCAGCAACACTTGTAGATATATGTGGAGACTGTGCAGGTAAGAAAGGTAGAGAGGCTTTATTGGCTGTTGTAGCCCCGAAATATTATGGACTATGTTATTTCTGTAGAGACTATCATTTTAATATCGAACAAATCAATTGTAGATTATGCAGAACTTGCAACAGACGAGTTGCTGATACCACTAAAGCATATAACAAAGCAGGTGGACAATTCGGACATGACCCATTCTGGAAATCAATGCGTAGAAAACACGGTAAAGAATGGAAACAGATTATGACCGGTGAGGATACACGGAAAGTAAGACTCTAAAATTTGCAATTATAGGTGCTTACAAATGTGGACAGACTAGTTTAGTAGAATACCTTTACAGGAAATACCCCGGCTGTATTGTAGAAAAGATAGAATGTATTTATAGAAAAGGATTTCCCAATAAAGAATGGAGTGAGAAATACAAAGACTTTGAAAAGATTCTAATTTTTAGAAAGGATAGAAAACTAGCATTCTTATCTAACTTTTTATATTTTCATCCGGGTGTGAACCTATACACATATGTTAATTTTCCTAACAATGAAAATGAAATTAATAATATCTTTGAACAGTTAGATTATGACAGATGGATTAAACATTGGGCTTCTGAGAAACCAACTATTTATTATCTTGAGGAAATATGCAACGACCCACTTTTCCCAAAACTGAACGTAAATTATCTAAAACCGAATTTTGCACATCTCCTAAAATTAGATTTATCCTATCTTGCTGAAAATCATAATATCGATAGTCATACTTTAAAAGATATTTCTGCTCGTCCTTAGCACCACCAATAAATCTGTCTGCATGTTGTTTCATATCACATCCTCTAAATCGGGGGAAGAACTCAATATTACCACTCTTACCATTATACATAACCTTACCATGCTGAACAACTCTAACATTAAACTCATCATTACTAATAACACTAGGAACTAATGTCTCACTCCTAACATGTACAATGGTTCTAAAGAAATCTATATTGCGTTTCTGTGAATCCAAATCTTGGTTAGTAATGACAAACATCTTCTCTTTGTCTGTATCAACATACATATCAAGTATAGGTATTTGGTATATAAGTTGTTCATGTTTTCCCTCATAATACTTTTTGTATTCGGCTATGCTTCTATATACATATATTGATGACGCCATGACTGTAGTTTACATAATACTTATTAATAAACTATTTGTAGTGTCGATATGCCAAAAAAGTTAAATAACGTGCCAACATGCCAATTGGACAACTGTACGAGGAAAGGTAAGGATATGTACGTGTATTCAGACGGTGAATTCACAATAGCAATATGTTACGCATGTGGTGCATTTGACGGCACAGGCTCACCAGAAGACCTATTAGAGCAATTTGTGTCTGAACCTGAAATCATACTAGCATTAATACATACAGGACATCTTATTGCCCTAAACTAGAACTCAGAAAGAATACTTAAATAGAATAACAGTGGATTACACACATGGAAGATGACATAGCATTTAAACGTATATTCGAACGAATAGACGACATACAGGAACAAATCAACAAACTTGTCGAATCACAGGCAGATATATCAGGCAAGTTTGATACACACCTTTTAGTCGGTAAAGAACTCACACGTTATAAAAAAGAACAGGAACAAATTCTGGCTGGGCATAAAGCAGTAAAAAGAGAAACATCTCTAATAAAATTCAGAAAGATAGTATCCATATTAGGTGTAATTGTAGCAACAGCCGGTGTAGTCATAGCCATTATGATATAACTCTACATCAAGTTTAAATACCTGATTAATGGTTGGATTTACAAAAAATGAAATGGCTCTAGTTCTAGCATCATCAGTTATAATTCTGTTGATAGGAACAGCAGGAGTCGGAATTGCTACTGGATTTGTATACGGTGATATAAAAATCACACAAGAACAATTTAGTCAGGCATGGCAATTCAGCACAATATTTGCAGGTGCTGCACTAATGTATTTTGGATTTAGAGCAGGACAGTCAAACGGTAATACGACTACACAATCGTAACCCTCTTTTTTTATTATTAAGAATATTTATAAAGCATTAGCGTCAACTAGATATACATGACAGACGAGATAACTGTGTCCAATTTTGTCACAAAACAACTAGTTATTAAAGAAGATAATACAGACCGTTTCTTTGAAGGCATATTATCAGTAGAGATTAAAGACCGTCAAGGAGAGATTACAGATATAGATGAACTATACAAGGCTCTTCCAATATGGATGGAGAGAAATGCACCAATGTCAGACACTCATTCAAATCGTATTGTAGGCAGAGGTATCAATTTTGAAAAAGTAACACTTCAGGCTAAAAATGGTGAGAAACTCCCAGCAATTAAAATTTTAGGTAAAATACATTCAAACACAGCATTAGATGATTTCATTTGGAAACAAATAGTTGATGGTACTTACAAAGGATTATCATTCGGAGGGGCAACAAAAGCAAACAGAATACCAGTACCACAATCAGATGGAACGATGGCATACAGATTAAAAGACCTAGAGATATATGAAGTGGCAGTATGTGAAGACCCAGCAGTTGCATTCGCATTAATTACAGATATAAACCCATTAGCAAAGGCAGTCCATGTAGAAAAAGATGGAGAAGAATTAAAAGCCAAATGTGATGGTACAAGTTGTTATATCAACGCAGAAGTAAGAAAAGCAGATATGGGTACTCCAATAGACCAAGACGATGTTCCTAAAGAAGTTGAAACTCATATTGGTGAAGCCAAAGGTTATAACCCAGAAGCAACTGAAGAAGGAGAAGAAAAATTAAAAATACATATGATTGATTCTAATGGTACTATTTGGTATGAAGCAGGAAAAGATATTTACGGACAAGACGAGGAAGACTTTCCTGAAACTGATTTAAAGAGACCAGACGATAAGACTAAACCATTACCTACTAAATATGGAAAAATGGAATTTGCAGCCTGTGAGGCACACGCAAAGAAAGACCCATCGGTACACAATGCCGGTGGATATTGTGGCTCAATTCAGCAACACGTAGATAAAGATACTAAAGTTCATGCCGGTCAAAAAGAATATGGTTCAACTGAATCTTGTATTTCTGGAGAAGGAAATAAAGATGACATTAGAGACGCTGAAGCATACTGTGGCTCACGTCATAATAATGAACATGGAATGAATCCTAATGCACCAAAACATAAAGCAGACCATGTAATGGGTTCAACAGGTGTAGGTAATCAATGTGATGAAAAAGCAAGTTGTTCTGAAAAACCAGACCTATCTGAAACAGGTGTAGACGAAGTAGCAAAACCTGATGGAGATAGACAATACTTTAAGAAATCATGTGGATGTTCAATCATAATTCAGAAAGATATAGTCGGTACAGGCACTGAAAACCCAAGAGGGTTAGGTGCATATAACACGTCAGTAAACGGAACCGGGGGAAGCAACCAAGTAACATCATCAGAATCAGACCCTAAAGACGAGAAAAAGAAAGACGCAGACGCAATAACTCCAGAGAAACTAGGAGACCCAACCAAACTAGGAAACAAGCCTACAGACCCTATTGCAAAGAAAGAATGTGAATTTGAGAAAGGAGTAAGAAAATATTGGGAGGAAAATAAAAACACAGACAACAACTCAGAACTACACCTAGCAATAAAAGACTATATAGAAAACTACAAAGAAGAACCAATGCCTATACTAAAAGCAATTAAAAACAAAGCAGAAGAAGAATGGGTAATGGAAATGAACAAGTTTTCAACATCAGCAGAAGGAATAGCACAGTATGGTGACAATGTAGAAGTATCTCCTGAAGGACATTTAGTAAATGGCGTAGGAAACATAATCTTTATAAACCCCTTTATATAGAATTATTATAACAACATGACCACATTAGATGACATAAAAACCATAGCCAAAGCTGACGAAGAGGAAAAAGAAAATCCCTTCGAGAAAAAAGCAGAGGACGAGAAAGACGAAATCAAACCAGAAGTGAAAGCTTCTGACGATGATGACAAAGAAGAAACCAATAAGGCAATCCTAGAAGCACTCAAATCAATTGTCGCAAGACAAGACAAGATGGAGAAAGCAATGGAGACACCTACTGACCTACCACAAAGCCCAAAAGGCAATGCTGATAGCGAAGATATTGGTGACAAAGTCACTGCACCAAAAGACCCTTACCCAACTGGTGACCAATCCGGTATCCAAGATGCCAATGGAAAAGTCGAAGATAAACCAGAAGGAGATAAAGGTGACCTTAAGATGCAAGAGAAATCTATCTCATCTCATGTAACATCACCAGTCGAAAGACCAACCACAAACGTGTCAAAAGCACAAAATGCACAAGAAGACCTCTTGCCATACCAAATTCTCTCAAAATGCAGAAATGCAGGTTTTGAGAACTTGTCAATGGTAGGAAAAAGTCTATTGGACATTGCTGAAAAATACGATAAGGAGGGTACTTTATAATGGTGAACGGCATTAGAACTATGGACGAATTAGAGTCTCTATACTACGGTGGATTTAGCCGAAGCTTAATCTCCAAGACCAACAACCCAATGTTAACATCAACAGGAGGCGTTTTCAACGCAGTCTTTGGTGCATATGCATGGGCACAATTAAATCTTGAAGCAAACGCTTTCGGTATCTTACCAAAATATCCTTGGGATAAATCTGGATGGAGGGTTATTTCCGCAAGACCAACAGTCGATACAGCACAAGGCAACACCTCTAAAGGTGGTGTCGCAGAAGGTGGTGTAATTCCTGACACAATCAAGCCTACAATTGCTGAGATTGATGTTAGACCAAAGACTATGGCACTAACTTTCAGTACATCTGAAGTTATGGAATGGCTCTCAAATCACAGTAAAGACGATATTTGGGGTGGACTCGGTTCATTAAGATTGTATATGGCTGTACAGCACAAAGAACTCATCAATCAAGCTCTCTTGAATGATGTAGCAACTGACGCTGCTGCTGCAAGTGCAAACTTTGCCGGTACTAATGACTTTGAATCATTGGATAGAATTATTTCTTCCGATGCTGAAGAAGACTCACAAGGCGGTACATACACAGACTATTATGACCCTTGGAAAGCAACTACCTCTGCAATTGACAGAGATAGTGGAACTACTTACGATGCAACAGTTGAATCAGCATCCGGTACTTTAGGTACTGATGGTGTCTTAACTGATGATGTAATTAGAACTCACCTCAGAAAAATCAGAATTGCTGCTGGTAAAGACCCAAATGTATTCTTAGGAAGCCACGAAGTTTACTCCGAAATTCAAGGCTTATACCTTCCACAAGTCAGGGTCGCAAACCCATACGGTGAGAAGATTGTACAAGTCGATGTTAACGGAATCAAAACATTCGATGGAACTGGTGTAGGTATCCACGTAAACTCACTCTACGGCATACCATTTGTACCAACCAAAGATGCTCCAACTACTGGAGGAACTGAAGTCGGTAGACTATTTGCATTAGATACTTCTGATGCAGAAGGATTTGGTTATCCTAGATTAGGAATTCAAGTCGCAATTCCAACCGAGTATTACGAAGCCACAAGACGTACTCCGGGTTATCCATTTATCAACAGTAACACACTTGTTGAGAAAGCATTGTTCAGAACAATGGGAGAAACTGTCTGTAGACACTTTAAATCACAAGGCAAGATTAGAGACATTAAACTTTAGTCGAACCAATTCCCACTTTTTCATTTTTTTAAATCTTTATATATAATGACTTTCCACATATTTTAATGACTCTCGCAATCGCAGTGAATTCCGACTACCAATCAGTATGTGGGAAAACACTATCAATACAAGCAGAACTATTATCCAAACTCAAAACAGCAATTGTAGACGTAACCTATACATCAGAAGATTACGATATTGCAGGAAACGTCCTAGATTTAACCCTAGACGGCAGACTCACTACAATTATTGCAGTAACAGTTCTAGAGGTTTCAACAGGCAATATACCCCAATACGTTCCAGCAGCCCTAGGTGCAGCAGCAACAGGGAAGCTAAAACTATATGAATCAGGAACTGCAAGTGCAGTCCTCGATGAAGCAGATGATGCCGACTCTATCACTATGACCTGTAAACTACGAGTAGTAGGATTTTAGTTTTTTACACCCTTTTTTCTTTTTTTCCAATAACTTTATAAGGTAGACTATACATAATTACGTATGGCTCAGGAAGACCAACGTAGAGAGAAAACCACAAATGATGGAAGTTCAATAGTTGGGCTACATAATAGAAATTTAGCATTAACATCAACTGACGCTTATGCAACATGTTTAGATATTGACTGTAGAAATGTCAGAACTTCAGTATTTACATTATATTGTATTACAAATGATTTAAAATATGAAATTTGGGCAACAGCAGATTGGTTACCAGACCACACTGATATGACCGGTACAGATGCCACAGATTATGGAAATGGCTGGGTACAAATAAAAGCAGAAACGACATTAACAGCAGCCGCAGCACCTGTAATAGAGACTTTAGACAATCCTTATAATAGATGTGTTGTTAGAATCAAAGCAGCCGTTGGGTCAAGTCAAGGTGTATTAGACATATATCACCGTGGCGAATCTTAGATGGGTTTAGGCACTTTAGATACAGGCAAATTTAATGAACTAGCATCAAGTTCTGCCGGGCAAGAAGCAATAAAATCAGCTTGAAGTAAGGTAATACATGTTTAGTTACTAGAGCAAACTTTAAAAGATAGGAGCACATATTTAAGCATATGGTTACTCCTGTCTACTGTACTGTGCAAGATGTTGCAGATTTTTTGAGGGTAGATATAACAGACACAACCACACCAAACAAAGCACAAGTAATTAAACTAATCAACAGAAAAGAAGAT